GCCAGTTATGGCCATTCTTTCCACGATGATGGGAATAGTTATACTATTCAAGAAATGGAAGAAAAAGAAGCGGAAAATTCTACAAGACATGTTAGGAGATGTGCGTACCATGAATGTGTATGCTGCCATACCTTGTAGTAAGATTAGCATAAAACGCTCAATTGTCGAACAAAATAGAATTCCCCCTGTATTGTCTGACAATGTCAAGTTAAATATCAATTATGTGAGCGCTGATCTTGAAGAGATTAATGAAAAGAACGTAGAGTGTTATGGTTCAACAATACCAGGCCAACTATGTTATCCTTTTCAACATACTCAAAACATGCATGCTGCCTTAAACATGCGCATGCTTCAAACTCCTGGGATAAACAAGACGATCTTAAATGACTTTATATCGTACGGTCGAACATTGATAGACACGTTACCAATGTTTAATATTAATACTTCATTAGCTGAGAACAAATCGTTCTTAGTAAGCAAATATGGATTAAACAAGGGTGAAAGACTGTACAAACTTTCACGTGAACCACTCTATCCTAAAGACTTTGTGTACGATTTGTTTATCAAAAATGAGCTATATTTCAAAGATCCAGATGCTATGAAACCACGGATGATTTGGAACGCCCCTGAAAAATTATTAGGCCACTACTCCCTTCTTATAGATAGATTAGCAACAGAAATGAAGAAACATTTTTGTAAGGAGAGTACACTATTCTATGCCTGCGGTGTAACACCTGACGACATAGGAAATTTTGTTGAGCGAATGACTAATAACTATAGTCGACTCATTGAAAGTGATGTGTCTTCATGGGATGGCTCTCTAACACACGAGATGTTAATGTTGGAAAAATACTTCCTACAGAAGAAAGTTAATTACTTTCCTGGTAAGGATGTACTGTTGAAACAGTGGGGAAAAATTAGTGGTAGAACAAAAGACTCTACTATCCAAGTGTCTATGTCACATGGACGCAAATCAGGTGATTTGTGGACGTCATTGTTCAATTCATTATTAAACATAATCATCTCAG